CCACAAGGAGTCGCTCGCTGTCGGCCTGCCCCGCCTTGAGCGGGTGTACGTCGTCGGCGAGCTCCGGCCGAACGACAGACGCAGGCGCGACCCCGGCAACTGGTATCCGTCCGCGAAGGCGGCGGTGGACGGCGCGATGACCGACGCCGGCGTGCTGGTGGACGACGACGCTGAACACCTGGTTGGGCCGGACATGCGGCTCGGGCCGGTGGTGAAGGGCGGGCAGCTCGTTCTGCACGTCTGGCGCGGCACCGACGCCTGACGCCCTCACTGATCTTCTCTCACGCACCTCGGACGGGGGTCCCCTCATGGTTTCCAGCAGAAAGCGAGCAAGGTCCGTCGTCGTCGCGGAGCGGCGCGCCAAGGCCGTGCAGATGCGGATCGCGGGCATCAGCCCGACGATCATCGCGGATAACCTCGGCTACTCCAGCGGCGCGGCCGTCATCAAGGACATCACGCGCAGCCTGCAGAAGGCCGCGCAGGCCGAGCAGATGGCCTCTGAGCAGCTGCTGCAGATCGAGATCGACCGGCTGGACCGGCTCATGGCCAGCGTCTGGGGCAAGGCGCTGTCGGGCGATGTGAAGGCTGTGGATCAGGCGGAGAAGCTGATCTCTCGCCGATGCGCGCTACTGGGCCTGGACCTGATCAACCGCAACGGGTCAGAGAACAGCGACATCGCCTCCCTGCTGGGCAACCTGTTCGCCAGCCTGCAGAGTCGGCACGGCGTTCAGGACGAGGTGACCGTCGATGTCATCGACGCCATCGAGGCCGGCGAGGACAGCCCGTGAGCCTGGCGGTCGTCACGCTGTCGGCCGCGCAGGAGCGCAGCATCGCCGAGTCCACGGCGCGGATAAATTGCTGGACGGGCAGCGTGAGAAGCGGGAAAACGATCGCCTCCTTGCTGCGGTTCCTGATCTACGTGGCGAATGCGCCGCGCGGCGGCCACCTAGTGATCGTCGGCAAAACGAGCGACACGATCGCGAGAAACGTTTTCGAGCCGCTGATGGACCCGTCGCTGACGGGGCCGGTGGCGCGGCGGATCTTCTACACGCGTGGTGCGGTCACCGGTAACATCTTGGGCCGCCGCGTCGAGATCATCTCTGCGAACGACGTCCGGTCGGAGTCTCGGCTGCGTGGTCTGACCTGCGCGGGCGCGTACGTGGACGAGGCGACGCTGATCCCTGAGGCGTTCTGGGACCAGCTGCTCGCCCGATGCTCCGTGCCGGGCGCGATGATTTTTGCCACGACGAACCCGGACGCTCCGAACCACTGGCTGCGCAAGAGGTTCCTGCTCCGCTCGCACGAGCTGGACCTGCGCTGGTGGCACTTCACCTTGGACGACAACCCCAGCCTGGACCCGCTGTACGTGGCCAACCTCAAGGCCGAGTACACCGGGCTCTGGTACAGGAGATACGTCCTCGGTGAATGGTGCATGGCCGAAGGCGCCGTCTTCGACATGTGGGACCCCGACCGTCACATCGTGCACGAACTGCCGCTCATGGAACGGTGGCTCGGCGTCGGCATCGACTACGGCACGGTGAATCCTTTCTCGGCGCTGCTCGCCGGGGTGTCCGTCCCGGACGCCACCGGCCAGCGGCGCGTCTACCTCGCCAGAGAGTGGCGGTGGGACTCCCGCGCCGAACGCCGGCAACTCACGGACGCCGAGTACTCGGCGAAGGTCTCGGAGTGGCTGGACACCGTGCCCGACCCGTACGGGCCCGGAACGGTGGGTCTCCGGCCCGAATACATCGTCGTCGACCCGTCCGCGGCGTCGTTCGTCACGCAGTTGATGCACGACGGGTTGATGCCTCGGCTCGGCGACAACGCCGTACTCGACGGCATCCGCACCGTCAGCAACCTGATCGCCAGCGACCACCTGCGCGTGCATGACTCCTGCGCGGGCTGGCTCGGCGAGGTCGGCTCCTACAGCTGGGACGACAAGAAGGCCGAGAAAGGCGACGACGCGCCGGTGAAGCTCGACGACCACTCGATCGACGCGAGCCGGTACATCCTGCACACCACGCAGGCTGCGTGGATGCCGCTGATGGAGCCCGTCCCCAACTACAGCAAGCGATTCAGCTTGCCCAACTGATGACTCCCACCGCCTCCACGGTGGGCCGCTCCGAACGCGTTCCCGGGAAGGCGCGTCCGGAGCCGGTGCATCCCCGGCCCAGCTCTGTTGAGGGGCAGCGCGGGGCCGGGGATCGCACCCCAACAACAACGTCAGGGCCGCCCGAGCGGGTGGCCCTTCTGCATGTCCGGGAGGGCACCATGCGGGAGACCGCTCGACTGACCGAGGGAAGCCACCTGGCGGCCGGCGTGAGCCGCCGCGACGCCGTGAAGTGGCGCTGCACCTGGCGGCTGGAGAAGTTCCACGGTGACGACACCACTGCTGCTCCGTTCGAGGTGATCGAGCGGGAGGGCAATGCCCTCATGTACGGCGGCGCATCCGCGCTGTGGCACCGACTCACCGGCGGCAGCAGCGTGGCCGCGTACGACGCGACCAACGCCCGGATCGGTGTCGGCAATGGCACCGCTGCAGCGGACCCGCTGCAGACCAACCTGCAGGGCGCGAACACGCTCCGCAAGGGCATGGACGCCACGTACCCACAGCACGTCGATGGCGTCGACGCCGACGGTGCGCTGCTGACGTTCCGGTCGACGTTCTCCACCGCCGAAGCGAACTTCGTGTGGGCCGAATGGGGGATCTTCAACGCCGCTGCCGGCGGCCGGATGCTCAACCGCAAGGTGGAGAACCTGGGTGAGAAGACCAGCGCCGCCTCCTGGGTGTTCACCGTTCAGCTCTCCCTGGTCTGAGCCATCACGCGACTGCCTGACGGGGAGGGGAGTAGCGGGTGGCGACCATCCTGGAGGACTTCGAGGACGCAACCCTCAACCTCACCATCACGGGAGACTGGACACGGGCTCAAGGCAATGCGGCGTTCGGCAGTTGGTCGCTGCGCAGCCGCACCATCAGCGACCTGGAGTCGACGCAGGCTGTGGTGGCCATCCCAGCCCAGGCCACATCTCTGACGTTCTACTACCGGGTCTCATCGGAAGCCGACTTCGACAAGCTCCACGTCCTGATCGACGACGTGGAGGTCCTCACCGAATCCGGTGATGTCGCCTGGGCGTCCGCCACGTACAACGTGACCGGAAAGTCGCAGGTCACGTTTCTCTACACCAAGGACGAGTCGTTCCCCAACGGCAGCGACGCGGCCTGGGTGGACCAGATCGAGTTCACCGTGCCGGACACGGGGACGCCCAAGGCCGGCGCCGACAGCGGCACGCTGACCGAGACGACCAATATCGCCCCGGTGCCGGAGGTCGCCAAAGCCAGCACCGACAGCGGCCATCTGGCCGAGGCGCGCTGGGCGAGCGAGCCCCAGGGCGGCACCATACCGCCGTCGATCCGGTCGACGTCTACGGCAGCAAGCGGCACCGCGACGTACACGATCAACAAGGCTGACGGGCTCGCTCTCAACGACATCGTGATCGGTATCCAGGCGGCGGACCGCGGTTCGACAGCGGTCATGACCGATCCGACCGGCGGCACCACCTGGCAGCTGCTGGACTCCCTGGACACGAACAACGGCATCATTCAGGCGATCCGGGTCTGGTGGAAACGCGCAGGGTCGGCCGAGCCCGGCACGTACACGTTCAAGCAGCAGGGCGGTTCAGACGGCGTCTGCCTGCTCATCGCAATCAAGGATGCGTCGCTGACGGCGGCACCGAAGCTCGTGCGGTCGACGGCTGGGACCGGCCTGAACATCACGACACCGGGCATCACCCCGGACTCGAACAGCGACGTGGAGCTCCGCCTGGTCGCGGCGTACGCGCTCGGCGTCGCCATGGCCTTTGACGAGCCGGATGGGCTCACCCCGCTGACCCGCGTCCAGTCGCGGATCTACACCCTGGTGGCAGCGGCAGCCCGCACGCTGGAATCCAACGCGGCGACCAGCCCCGCGGACTTCGTTGCCTCGGTGGACGAGGTGGAATGGCGGGCCGGCTACACGCTGGCCATCACCC